CCACCCTTTCCTCGCCTTGCTTCTAGCAAGTTCCCAGAACGGAGTTCCAGCTCCGTCTTGGGTCTCTCGAAGAATTTTTGCGATATCTACGTATCCTTTTTCTTCTATCCTTTTGCAAGCCTTGCCGAAGCGGACTTGCGCTGGGATCTCGAGATTATCTCGCATCTCCGACGTGGTCGCCACAGGCAGCCACTCGGTTATCCACCTCAGCTCGTTTTCAACGATCCTGAGGGGTTTAGGTTCGCCTCTGTACATAAGTACGGGCGTCCTTAAGGTCTGCAAAGCCCTTTGGGCCAGCTCACCTTGGGGCGTACCAGCGGAAGCATAAGCTTCCCTGACCGCCTTTTTGACGATTTCCGGTGTATACCGGAAGGACAGATCTGTCCTTAGGCTTAGGCCCAAACCGCCAAGATGCCTGGGTAGGAACGCAATTCCTTTCAGGTCTCCATATTCCCTCATGTTTTCGAGGAAAATATCTAAGGCTTTTGCCTTTTTCGCTTCGGGACCGGAGTACCACTCCATCTCCCGGGCGAACGCGTGACCTTTTCCGAATATCGGATTAGTGTCATCGTCACCTGTACGAGTTTTCGTTTCAGGGGACAGCAGCCTCATCGGGACTATGTCCTGGTAGAAGCTGTCGGAAATATTCCTAGTAGTGAACTTGCCCTCTAAGAGGACCGCACGTTCGCAATACTTCCCACCTTTGGAGTATACACCCCACTTGTCTTCCGAGGGTTTAACCCTATATCGGAAAGCACTTGGCTTGTACTTTCGGAGCTCTCTTAGAGAGCCTAATCGTATAATGTCGTCGCCTGCACACCTCCAGGTGTGTCGACGAAGACTAAAGGGATCTAGAGGCGCTGTGCGCCCAGATGCTGCTACATCGATAGCTTTGCTAATCGTATGCAGAATGATTTTCGTTCCGGGAAGGCCCATAAGGGCCCCCCGAGAAGAAATATCTTGTACACCGTCCGTCTCAAGGACGAAAGGTTGCAAGATAAGCTCGTGGGCATAACGAAAGTAATTACTCACGTCATGCCATGGTTCCCAAAAGGATTCCATGTGCAAGGTACCCGCTTCATATTCTATGAAGTCAGTCGATCTTTCAAGATCTCCTAAAAGGA